CATCATCTTGAGACTTGGCAATGATACCTAGTTCAAACTCTATGTTATAAGGCACTGGTACATATTGTACAGAAAGAGATTCTCCATCCGAATCAATAGTCTTCTTGAGACGTTGAGTAGGAGCAATCTTTCTAGTAGTGTCGTATGTGATATTAGTCATATCAAAATACAGACGAGGTAAAGTAATTGCTACTTTATTAGTAACGTCTGCATTCTGATCTACTCTTACTAGAAATTTTTGTTTGGGACCGTAAGCAAGAGGAACTTTCTCTGCCTCCAATACTTCTCCCGTAGAAGGATCTTTCTTTCTAATTTCAATATTATTGAATAGTGTACCGAAACCGATTACTGTTTTTCTAATCGCTTCGTTATAAAAATGTGGTCCTAACATCAGAATTCACCAGTAACGTTGCCATACTCTCCGAATGGATTCACTTCAGTAAAATCAAGTAAATCATTACCTGTAGTCTCAATGTATTTATTGTCGGCGTACTGGACGTTTTCTAGAGATAGATTATCTACAGTGACACTGTTCTGTACTGTTCCACTAGTACCACCAGTGATAGTTTCTCCTGGTGTGAAATTACCATTCCTGTTAATAAGTTTAAGTTCGTGAGTATCTCTATCCCAGAACGATACTTCTGCAGTAGTTCCTGTAGTTCCTCCAGTTACAATCTCACCTAATGAATAATGAGTTGTTGCATCAGTATCCATGGCAAGAGTAATTGAAGGTGCCAAGAGTTCTTCAATGACATCAATCTCTTCAATGCCTGTCTCGAACTCATCATTACCAAGCTCGTAAAGTTCGGCGGTCATTGTATAGATGTAGTTCTGACCTAGCTGGTAGAATGGTGCTTCTCTTTCTACAAACTTAATCTCGTATAGATCTTGAGTAAGTGGTAGATAGATAAGGTCGCCCTCATTAGGTCTACCATCAACAGTTGTAACATCAGCAAACTCTTGGAATACCTGACTCCACCTGTTCTGCGATACTACCATCGTGATCTCGTCAGTGATACGTAGACCAAACTTACTAATGAATTCAGATGGTGATCCAAATCCCTCAACATTAATCAGTAGCATCTCGATCATGTATTGAGTAGTAAACTCGGAATACAATACATCGTTTAGTGCAATATCTTTAATCATCTTCCGAGGAAGATAGTAGACATCACTACCAAACAGTTTGATCTGCTCATCAATTAAACTTTGGATGAGTGATTGTTCGCTGTTAACACCACCGTGTTGAGGAAAGTAAATACTCTTCATCCGATCATATCCATTGGGGGAAGTTCATAGTAAGAAGAACTCTTCGCCATGAGAGCATCAATTTCTTTTTGTGCATCCTCAAACAGCTGTCTACCATTGAGTGATACACCACCAGGCAGTTGTACGTTATTAAATTTGATTAGGTTCTGACCCCACTGTCTCTTAACTAATGCAGTTAGATATTGCTTTATAAAACTATCGTTATAGACCTGATTAAAATCTTCTGGATTGAGATAACGTTGACAATCAATCAACAAATAATTACCTTCAATCATTCTTGCTTTATCAATATCAAGATACAACCTGTCTGATCTTTGATTAAATCTATACTGAACCAATGATCCAGTCTGAACAATCATGTCAAGTGTCTCAAAATATTGCTTGAGCATATAGTAATTTGACATATCAAAATTACCAAAAGCAAATCCTGATGAGAACGAAAAGATGTCCATCAGGAAGTATTGGTTATTCATACCAAAGAGATTGTTTCTCGCAAAGTTAGATGAGATACCCATCACTTTAGAGATGCCAACTATATGTTCTGGAATTTCAATAAAGTTCTTTCTGGTCAACCAGGTAGATGCATCAGGAGCTGGTGTTGATGACGATTCATCAGCACTATCAAAACGTGTTACATCTTCTGCTGTAATCTCATGCTTGAGATACATTTGTTCAACGCCATCAAAATGACGCTCTCTATAGTATTGGAAAGCATCATCGATCAAGTCATCCAGTTGATCATCATCTACGTTAATTTCAAGAACTGGATGACCGAGACGCCTCAAACAATAATCTTTGAGTTCTTGTCTACTTGAGGGTTCTGCCATTAGTTACTCCTTATGCCTGTGCTTCAGACCAGCGAATGTTGATCGTAGCATTAACTGCGCTACCAGACGTTAGATAAGCGTTGATCGCTAGTACGTCTGGACCGTTGGGGAATGTACCTCTACCACCGATAGGAGTGTTGGTAAGTTCCTTCAGTTCTGATAGATCGATGTTATCTCTGGAACCAGGTGCTGCAGTGAATGCAAAGACCTGCTCTCCAGGAGTTGCTGCACCAGTTAGAGGTGCAAACACATATGTAGTAGATCCTGCAGAACCAGCTCTAGTTCTGTCAGAGAACTGAATCCAGGTTGTGCTACTATTTCTTCTAAAGATGTTAGCAACAGTAGTTCCTCCTCTCAAGTCACCACCAGTTACCTCAAAACCAATCTGTACACCACCGATGTCTGATGTATTAAAGAAGACATAGTTGGAATTGTAGTTTTGTGTGCCAGCGTTTGATGCTGAAACTGGAGCGATACCACCAACAAAAGTAATATCACCACCAGATGCAATCTGTGCAAACGATGGTTGTCCACCAGAACCACCTGTATTCAGACCTGCCCAGGTAACATCGTTTGGATCGGTTGGATAGTTTTTAGGATTGAGAACACCTTCAATAATGATACCTTGTGAACTTGATCCACCCTGTGCAGTAATCTCAATGTTCTTGAGTAGTAACTGCGCTCGGTTGATTAGTTCTCTCTCACCTAGGTCACCAGTGATAGCATTAGAAACACTAGGAGATAGTCTGATGAGGAAGATTGTAGACTTGGTAGTTGTAATTTCAACTTCCTTTTCTTGGTAGTTGAATAGGTATCCACGATCTTCATCGAATCCACCATCAGTTAGGAATGCAGAACCCCAGTGATTAATCTGTGGTGTTGCTGTGTTTGATAGTAGAATAACACCAGTGTTTTCTGCGTGTTGTGCAGCACTACCTGCTTTATATGTTCTTTGAGAACCTGCAGCAAAGTTAGTGTAATTTGCAGATCTAGTAAGACCTGTTAGATTATTAGTTGCTCTATTAGTGTATCTTACAATTTCATTGTTGATCAGTAGCGTTCCATTGTTGGGGAACAAAGATGCATCTTTAAGTGCAATCGTATCAGTTTCTGTATCAGCCAATTGAGCTGCTAGTCTACCTTTAGCACCTTCGTTAATGACCTCATAACGAACTGGTAGGTTACCAGAACGCATGAATGCTTCGTTGTTTCTGTTGTTGTTCTTCAATCTATGGCAGAATGTGAAGTTACCAGCGGGACCTCTGAACATCCAGTCAATGAATCCAGCACCATACCAGGTGTATTGGAATCCAATCATCTGCATCCTATTGATTTGGATGTCATATCCAGACTTACCAGTTCCATCACATCTATCAATATTCCATTGATCTTGTGGGATGATGATTTCTTTAGTCAGTGCTGCCTTAACGTTAACTGCATTAGAGACTCCTCTAAAGTCTGGGTTCATATACAGTCTAGAGTTGTTATCAATTTTGGTGATAACGTGAGACATACCACGAACGACAATTCTGTCACCAACAGATAACTGTTCAGTAAACTTGGTGTTAGTTCCAGTAAGTTCGTTAGAGTCTGAAGTTGCTGTTACTGTACCAGCAATCTGGAATGTAGAAGATCTCAATCCGACAGCAATGTTAGATCCGTCATACTGGAAGAAGATACCATTCTGATCATCAAATGCACCAGCACGAACAGTAGCACCCTGCCATCTATACAGAGCAACAACTGGTTGATCGCCAAATGATGCTGATGTAGCTGCTAGGTTATTCTGTGCAAGAACAGTAAATGTAATTTCATCAATGACTGACGCTACAGTGTAGTGTTCATTGTATCCTGCTGTAGTCAAACCAGACAACTGAACTTCAGCACCAACCTGTAGACCGTGGTTGAGGTCATCAGTAACACAAGTAATGATACTACCGATTGTAGTGCCATCAGCATCTACACTTCTTAAATCATAAGAAGGTGCAAACAAAGCACCAGTGGTATACATGATACCTTTACCAGACTGATATCTGATATACTTCTTGGATTGACGAACAGCTTGTGCGCCATGTGCAGGAGATCCAGTTCCTAGTTGAACACCACCATCAAATGGTCTGTGTGTATAGAATGAATCAGTTCTTGGATATATAGAACCAGCAATACCGCTAGGATCAACAGTACCAGTTGTTCTTGCTGTATAAGTAAAATTGTCTAGACCAGGTACTTCATCTACAAAGAATGGTCCAGATGCTAAATCATGACCACCACCACTTGACGTAATTGATACCAGAATCGTGTCGCCAGGTACTAGACCGTGGTTAGTTGCAAATTCTACATTAATTTTCGCAATAGCAGAGTATGTAACTGTGGTTCCATTTCCTACAATACTTGTGGTAGGAGCACTCAAAGATACTGCTTTGAAGAATGCAATTGTATCTCCAGAGACTGGAGTACCAGTTGCTGTAACTTCTATAATAGTTCCTGCAACGTCAACGTTAGCGACGGTAATCGTCATGTCATTTGTAGTTGGAGCACCACCTAGAGAAGCACCAGAAATTGAGAATTGATATCCAATTTTATATCCAGTACCACCATTAGTAATTTCTGGAGCATAACTTCCTGAAGAAATTCTTGGTGTGAACGTTGCATTAAATGAAGTTGGGTTGGCGGTAAAGTTTAGATACGTTTGATTACCGTCCCAAGGCGTACCAGCAAGAGTGATGCCAGTAATACCACCTTGTGCATCAACTGTTTGTACTGTAATAGTTAGATCATTGACTCCAGTTGTTCCGCCAAGAACATCACCATTAATAGTGACAGTATCGTTGTTGGCATAGTTCTGACCAGGGTTGCCAACATTAACATTGTATGCGGGTGTCGTACTGGCGCTGAAGTTAGGGGTTACATTATTTGTAACCATTGTTTGTGTATCAGCTGGATTGCCACCAACATCTTCTGTGACAACAGAAAGTGTAAATGAAGTTCCTGCAGACAATGCGGTAATATCTAAACTACCACTAGTTGATCCACTAGCCGCATAAACAATTGAAGAAGCATTGACTAAACTGACCAATGCATTTCTAACTGCTGTAGTGGTATCACCTGCTAAAGCTGTGTATGTAAAGTCTGTAGTACCATTAAGAGTAATCCTAAATGTATCACCAACTTCGACTGTACCACCAATGATGACCTCATCTACCTGTGCAGTATTCTGACCAGCACCAACTCTCTCGACTTGGAAACTAGCGTTGATACCAGATGCAGATGTAACAGACTGTTCAACACCGTTGTATGTTTGACTGGAAGGAACCGCAGTACCAGTAACATTAAATGTATCAATCTCACCAGAGGCACCAACACCAGTGATGTGGATGTTGAGATCATTTGTTGGTGATGTACCACCAAGTGCGTTACCATAAACAACCAGATCTTCACCTACAGCAAATCCCGTACCTCCTCTTGTTAATGTATTAGATGGAGTACCCGCAAATGTAATGCTTAAAATTTCTCCATTACCACCTACACTAGCAATAGTAATCGTAAGATCGTTAGTAGCATCAGCACCACCTAGTGAAGAACCAGGAATGACAATTGTTTCTGTAGTAGAATATCCACTACCACCATTAGCAGGGAATACATTTTGGTATGTGGGGGATGCTCCACCAAGTCTTTCGATTGTAAACTCTGCATTTGATCCTAGACCAGAGTATGCACCAGTGTTTACATTATTATAAAAGTTTTGTGGGTTTACAACTACATTGCTGTATGCACCATTTGTTCTTGTAATATCAAAGGATGCGCCACTACCATTACCAAAGTTAAGACCTGCAGCTGCGATTGGTTGAGATACAAAACTGTTACCAGTCTTGCTAATAGCATATGGAGAAGATAGAGTAACTACATTACCATTAATGTTAGTAACAAAAACTGTTTCTCCATTACCATTGTCTAGACCAGCACCAACCTCAATATTTGCAGTATCGTTGAAAGTGATTTCAGATACTGGAGCAGTGAATGAATCCGTAATGTTTAGGGTTGCATCAGTATCAACAACAGCAGTTACCTGGGTGCCTGTTGCAATGCCTGTGCCGCCAAGAGGAGCACCAATAGGTGGTAGTACAGAAGCTGCTGATACACCAAGTTTAGTAGCACCTTGAGCTGCAGAACCTCTAGTTGCAAAGTTACCACTAGCACCCTGTGTTACTACACTAAACGTTGGACTTGTGCCAATAGCAGCACCAGTGTAGAAACCAGCTTGCTTCAGAATTGTGAATGAAGATTTTAGTGCAGTGGCAGGTGTTATACCTACTCTTGCTTTAGCATAATAAGTAAACTGTGTTGTGGATGGAACAGAGTCGATAATAAATGAACCTTCTGCTTTAGCAAAACCTGGAACAGAATCATCGAGACCTTTAATAGAAACAGGATCTCCAACAACCAAACCATGATCTAGAGTTGAATCAATAGTAATTTTAGAAGGACCAATTGAACCAGAGCCAAAAGATGCATCAGTCGTTACACTTTCAATACTGATGTCTGAACCAGGAACTTCATAGATCGAAGGATAACCACGTAGCAAGTCAAGAGACTGCCACTTGGTTGGTTGGATGCCGTACTCAAAGTCAGCGTCAAGCATCGATTGAGGTGTTGCCATCCTCATACGTTCGATAGCATCAGTACCGAAGTCGTATGGTCTAGTTCTCTGCTCTTCTGCTTCGACAAAAATTAGAATCTTGTCAGATGCAAAATGCGAAGAAGTATCATACAAAAATGTAATGGTAGTTACACCATTAGACAATGTATTACTGTATGGAAAATCAGGATCTGATCCATCTGTTGTTGATGTAAAATCAACTGAAACTGGTAGTGATGGATCACTAAAATTATATAAGAAAATATTTTTAGTAGCATTAGTGATGATCAAAATTTGATCAATATCTACCTTGTCTAGGATTTTTAATGTACCGACACCAGCGATTCCTGGGGAGAATACATAGTCTCTAATTTGTCTTTTTGCCATTTATAAACTCCGTATTATCCTAGTGCGATAGAGAATGCTACAACCTTACTATCAACGTACTTGCGATTTGCAGCGTCCGTTGCGGCAGCAGGATCTGCCAGATTCGTTACTTTATTATTTAGAAGATTCAGATCACCTGCGAATCCTCCTACTACAGTCAATTGTCCTTGCATGGTAAGGTCCCCTACAGATCCATCCAGAACTACTTTATTAGATCCAGCAACAATATCACCACTGGTTGCAATTGTGTTTGCTGTTAAAAGACCTGGGGTAGAAATGTTACCTGTTGATTGTGCTATGGATGCAGATCCAACAGCAACATCACCTTTCACTGTCAGATTGGCTGGTATAGCATCAGTGCCAATCGTAACTGCTTTTTCTGCATTCAGAGTTTCTTTGAGTGTTGCTGCTTGCCCAACTTCTAAAGAGTCTTGCAGAATTGTTGCACCACCAACAGTTAGCGAACCACCGATTGTGAAGTCAGTATCAACTACACTGTAGTTAAATTTTGCATAAACTGAAATGGAAACATCTGGGTTATCAGAGTATGCTACAATACTTTGATCGCCTCTTACTTTGATATCTTTTCTTTGGTAAGAAACTCTTGGTAGTAGATCTTGATTGTACTCAATGTATTGGTCTGAAGTAACCGCAGGTGCAACACTAGAATCAACAATAGCAATTCTAAATCTTGCGTTGCTGGAACTTTGGTTAGCAACAAACAAACTCAATAGAGCTTCTTCGTCTGTTGGTACAGTGTAGATTGTAGTATTTGTTTTTACTGGATTCAGCATTGCTGCTGCTACAAATCCAGTAGGAGTGGGGTCGGTCATAATCTGACCGTGCAAGACAAATGTAGTGCTTGCACATGTTGACCAGACAACTAGAGTCTGATTGTTACCGTAGTAGATCGTATCACTTTCGTAACTTTGACCTTCACCAATTTCATAATCATAGAGAATGTAATTTTCTGGATTGAAGTCAAGAACTCCACCAGTGGATACACCGATCCTAACCCTAACAGGATAAGGGTCTTTGTGTGTAATGACAAGTTTACCCTCTACGACCTTGCCTGCTTCTGCAGTGTGTAATGCGACTCTCGTTTTTAGGGGTGTTACAAGAGACGCTAAATATCCAAAGGTGGGATTAGACATCTGGTTGTCGCTATAGTCCTTCTGTGTTATACTTATTTATACCTGTCTACAATACTATGCCTAAACTGATTACTGGGTGCAATGGATTTATTGGTAAGAAGTTTGCAGAGAAACATAAACCATTCATTGGTGTGGAAGATTATAATGCATGGGCAATGCTTGAGAACTTTCATGGATGGGGAGACATTGATGAGATTATTCACATGGGAGCTATCTCATCTACAACATGCACCGATGAAGAAAGACTCAATTGCTTTAACGTAGAGTTTTCAATTAGATTATTTGAGATTGCTATCGAGCATGGCATCCCAGTTAAGTATGCTTCATCTGCTTCTGTGTATGGTAACAAGCATGATGGTAGTATGGATCCTCTTAATCTGTATGCAAAGTCAAAGGTAGCTGTAGATCTATGGGTGTCTGAAAATATTAAAAGGTTTGATCTTATTCAAGGATTTAGATTCTTCAATGTGTATGGTTTAGGCGAAGAACATAAAGGTAATCAACGCAGCCCAATCAGTAAATTTACAGAGCAAGCAGTGCAGAATGGTGTGATTGAAATCTTTGAGGGATCTGAAAAGATGTTCAGAGACTTTGTGTGGGTAGATGATATTGTAGATATTGTAGATAACAATGGAGAAGAGTCTGGTATCTACGATCTTGGATCTGGTAGATGTTATTCATTCAGACAGGTAGCAGAAATTATCGCAAAAAAATTCGGGGCAGAGATCAAAGAGATCCCCTTCCCCGAACATTTGAAGGACAAGTATCAATACAATACTGTTGCTAATTTTAAATGGGAGAACAAAGAGTTCATCTCAATTGAGACGTACATCAGTCACCTTTCACTACTCGATAGGAATCAGAGTCAAAGTGTGTCGTAGAGAACTCATACATTTCAGTCTCTTCTAAACCTGTCATCTGATGACGCAATAGCCTGGGGACTTCAAATTTGTCTCCAGGTTTTAATATTACTGTGTCTGCATCAGTAAAATCATCATCATATCCATATACTAATTGTATCTTGCCAGAGTGGATATAGAATGTTTCTTCTTTCAACTCATGATAGTGCCAAGAACATTTCTTTCCTGGTTCAAAGAATAAAAGTTTTCCACAGTATTTGTCATTATTGACAATCCACTTTTCGTATCCCCAACCTTTAGGTACGTGTTTAAAAGAAGTCATTAGAGTTAATTCCTTTATCGTCAATAAAATAATCAGCGTGTGGTTTTCCTAGTATCAAATC